CCACGTGGAATGTATTTTCATCAACGGTGAGGTCACCCGATGTGTACACGTTACCCACCACATGAAGGTTAGCATCTGGGTTCTTAGTCTCAATTCCGACAGCGTGTGCAGTCGCGTCCACGTGAAACGTATTCTCATCCACTGTGAGATTCGAAGAAACATAGACGTTACCGACCACGTGAAGGTTTGCATCTGGGTTCACTGTTCCAAGTCCTATAGATTTGTCCTCAGCATCAACATGGAACGTATCTTCATCTACAGTCAAATCATCAGACACATACACATTACCTACAACATGAAGGTTCGCATCCGGTGATTTCGTTTCAATTCCTACGGCGTGTGCAGTCGAATCGACGTGGAGAGTGTCTTCATCAACGGTCAAGTTTGAGGATACATACACATTACCTACAACATGAAGGTTAGCGTCCGGTTCTTTTGTTTCAATTCCAACAGAGTGTGTCGTCGCATCGACGTGGAGAGTGTCTTCATCAACAGTCAAGTTACTCGAAACGTACACGTTCCCTTCGACGTGAAGTTCCGCATCAGGGTCTGTTTCCTTGATACCAATTTTGTCCCCCACAGAAAGGATATCAGTCGTGTGTGTGTTCCCAGTGACATACAAAACATTAGAACCAAATTCATCCACGAAAAGATTCGAACCAACATCGAGTGAATGTGTTGGTGTCGCAGTCAAGATACCTACGTTGGATTCTGTGAGCACTCGACCGTACACGCGAACATCAAGCGATGCATCTGGTTTAGGGGTAATCACTGATCCATATGAACTACTGTCCGTGTATGTCATCACGAGCTCATCGGTACCCTCTATAAACCCGACGGCTACGTTCGAAAATGGACGATGCATGATAAGACCAAGATCCGAAGAAACATTTTCTTTTCCGAGTTCGATGATGGGATCTTTCACGACAGTGTTTACGGTGGCAACCGTCGTGAGGGCACCATTCACAGTCATGTTCCCATCCACCACCAAATTATCTTGAACATACGTGTTTCCCAAAACAGTGAGAAGGTTTGAACCTTCAGTGTCTACATTAAATGTTGAACCCACGTCGAGTGTATGGATCGGTGATCCATTCGCTACACCAACATTGGAGAGGGTCGTGACAGACGTGATCGCGTTATTGAACGACACGGTGTTTGCGGTGACATTTCCATTGATAACAGCCGCTTCAAGTGTGAAATTGAGAATATCCTCAGCGATCGCACCGGAATCCATAACCTCTTTCGTGACTTGGTTATATGCCAAGACAGTGATCTTTCGATCTGTGAGATCTGTACGTAGACGAAGGGGTGTCATGTACACGGAATCTGAGAAGGGTATCTCAAGCTGTTCATCACTCGCGTTGAACACAATGGTATTTTCCGCCTGGTCATCAGTGCAGTTTTTACCGAACCGAATCTTGGTTGAACGTTCCACCGTCGGCAAGTTCTTGACCATTTAATATAGATTAGCATTTTAATTCGCGTAGAGAAGACCGGCCATACCGTTCTCGATACGCAAGATGTTATAGTTGACCGCATAAATGGGGTCGTTGATAGGCAAGTCTTCACTCATGATCTTGGCTGAAGAGAGGCGACTAAAGTTAAGTGTACCCGTAGGTTGGAGAGAGCTCGTAGAGAGACAGAAGGGGTACAAAAAGAAATCGGGTGATGTGACAAAATTCGTGTGATAATAGCTCATGACATCAATATAATGTGGTTTTCCCCATCGGTAATTACTCACATCAAGGCCATTAATATTTAACTTGACTTTATTCGTAGGTGACGTAAGTGCACCATCCGTCGTCGTATCAGATGAAGCGAGATACTTAACGGGATGATTAAAGGTTAAATCTTGAATTAATTCACCAGATGCAATATTTCTCTGAACTTGTGTAATCAAAAGATCGTGTTTACGCGAGGCGATGTTTCCACGCTCTTCGTTATCAAGGTAATAATAATTAGCGAAACATTCAACGTTATAGTTAGAGGCGGCGGTCGCCCAATGGATACGAATTTCCACATTGTGATAATTGAGCGCCACGAGGGGAAGAGCGCATTGAGGCCCTTCACAGAAGAAGAAGCGTAAGGGGTAGAAAAAGGAACGCGCACTCACACCTGGATGCGTACCGTTCGCACTCTTTGACACGTTTTGAGCAAACGTGTCGATAGCAATCTTTTCTGTAAATACAGAATCCTGACTATCTACGAGAGAACCACCTATATACAGTTCGACTTTATCGATAATAGTGTCCCAACGCTGTGTGTCGAGAGCCTGTGACGTATCATCGAGTGTAAAATAGACGTAGCCTAAGAGATCTCCAGTACGTTCGAATTGAACGCTGGACATTGAATTGTTTTTCACCGCTCCATGTATCGTTTGCTTTTCGATGGACTGTGAAAAATTAGCGTGTCTTTTGAACGTTGAACTGAAAAACGAAATTTCAGGATTACCCACGATATATTCATCCTGGGCACCTATCGCAATCAATTGAACGATACCGGCGGACATGGTAATACTACTTTAACGGGAGAAAATTACAAATTGGGTTTTCTACACACAAAACGAATGACGATGAAATTATTCTTCGCGGGACTCGAGGGGGCGATGAGTGTACCATTTTCGTTACGAATATTGACAGTAAAACGATCAATACTACGGATTGGGTTTACGTATTGTGTCACGACTGGATAATTATCCTTGAAACTGATAGTCGAGGTTCCCTCTCCCACCAAACTCGCGAACGAATTACGTACGATACTCGCAGCAGCTTGACCATTTGGTTCATTCGATGCACGTTCAGTGAAAATGCTGTCAAGTTCTTCAATGGAAATATAACAATGATTGGTCGTTGCATCAGTGTTGATATTAGTAGCGAGTAGCCTAGCCTGTACCACATTTTTCAGGGGTTGTTGAAGATGACACGTGAACGTATTCGCCACCGCTTGACCGATCGTATCGATGGTCACGGTGTGATACTCGTGTTGAAGATCAGGAATCAACTGTGTAGGGGCTGTGATGAGCGCCATATATCATTAGCTTAGATTAAAGATCCACCGATCCCACCCGTGATGTCGTACCCGGCTTGGTCGGACACAAGCTTTTGAGCACCACACACACCTCCTGGAGTAAGACCCTTCGAGTAGGGGCTGTCCTTTTTACCAGATCCGGCGGTACATTCCACGTTGACGGGGAGATCGAAAATGGATTGATCACTGACCGTCTTAGTCGTGATTGGTTTGGGTTGGTACTTGCTCACGGTACCATTTTTAAAAGCGGCCAAAGCCGATATGATCAGAAGAAGAACGACAATCATGGTGAGGGCGTTACGGTTGACACGATTGAGGGTAAACATTTATAATGAACAAAGATTTTTTTAAACTGCGTTAAAGGTAATTTTTTTAGTTTCTGTATAAAGAGTAGATGGACGAAGAGATCGTACTCGATCGAGGACATGCTAGTGTCATGAAATTGGACGCCGATGAACAGGCCATCATGGATGAAATTGAAATTTCTGCTCCTGCGCCTCAGCGTGTACCGCGACCAACATTCAGACCACCCCAACAACATATGCCCGAACAACAGGAGGCGATGGATGCTTTCGTGAACCCAAACAAGCAGACGAATCAGAATGTATCCGCCCCTGATGAAGAAATTGATTACGGTGAGGGTGAAGACACCAATTTTTTTGATGATGGTGAAGACTATGGTCCTGGTCAGGGTCAGGGGATGGAAGAGGAGAAACCCACGAAGGGGTATTCTTCCGTCGATGAAGAAAAAGCGGACCTCATTAATAAGCTCGGTCGCCTCGAGAAGAAGGGGTTCGCCGTGAACAAGCGACTCAATGCCTATTCGAATGTAGAGGAACTTCGAACAGAAGTGAAGCGTATCACGTATAGTATCGATGTGGAGCAGTCGATTCGGTTCTCTCGACGTATGCTCGTCGCCTGTGTGACTGGCTTGGAGTTTTTGAATAAGCGATACAACCCCTTTGAGATCCAGCTCGAGGGTTGGTCTGAGTCTATAATGGAGAATGTGGACGATTACGATGGTGTTTTCGAGGAGCTTTACGTCAAGTACCGCTCGAAGATTTCGGTCGCCCCAGAGGTGAAGCTCATCATGATGCTCGGTGGTTCGGCGATGATGTTCCACTTGACCAATAGCATGTTCAAGTCGGTCATGCCCAACATGAATGATGTGATGAAGCAGAATCCCGACCTTATTAAAAATATGATGTCGGCGGTTCAGAACACGACTCGTAAGACGGATGGTCCTGCGACAGAAGCTCCTGTCGGTGGCACAGGTGAATACCAGATGCAGGGACCTGGTATTGACATCTCGAGCCTGATGGGTGGGATCATGATGCCCCCAGCCCCACCCATGAACACGACGGCGATTCCTGCCAATGACGGCATCGACGATGACGATGACATTTCCGATATCATTTCCATTTCCGGTGAATCGACTGGTGGTGAAGTCAAGGAGGTGAAGGTCACTGCCGCGAAGACGAAGCGTACCAGGCAGAAGAAGGCAAAGAAGGAAATTAATCTCTAAACATATATAAATGATAGCGTACTATCCTTTGGAGGAACTGGAACCTCCAAAGCAGCAACCCGAGTCGGTTGTCACACCAAAACCAGTTAAGAAGACTGGTCTCGAAGAAAGTGAATTGAACTACATCGTGATGGCTTTTATTATCGGAGTTGTCGCGTTAGCTATTTCCGACGCCATCAGGGCGTAATTATTTTTTTTACCGCGAGGTTTTCCCTCGTAGTAAACTTAATAGGTAAATTCGGCGACTGTCTCACCATTATTAACATCCAAATTGGTGTTGTTCGAGGGCCAGCCCGCTACGTTATTTTTAATCGATATCAGGCGTCCCCCACGTGACGTGTACAACTCGACATGAATATCATATGAATACACACGAGTGTTTTCTGTATTTTTTGGAGACATGATGATACCTCGTTTTCCAATGGAGATGTTTGGGTTCCATGGAAAATCTGTATCACCACCAAACAAATTCTTCGCACCGATGGTAATTTCTTCATTCAAACTCGAACTGTAACTACCATCATGTGTACCACCTTGCACTTCCAAAATCATCGTACTCATGTCACGTACGGCACTACCGTCCACTTTTCGTATCATCGCCACGATCTTTGCATAGAATGACGCGTCACCGAAAAAGAGACGAATCATTTTCGCTTTGGTTGTTCCTAATTCAAATGTCTTGGAGTATCGTTTACATGCCACATCGTTAGATCCCGAAATGAAACCACCACCTACATGAAGACCGGTCGATGCGGCGACACCACCTAGACCGATGGCGACCTGGTTACCGAGATCAATTTTACCATCAATCACGAGATCACCAGTCACTTCCAGATTACTGTTGATCAGCATGTCACCAGAAGAAGGGTTGACGTGTACATTTCCACTCGGTGTCGCAAAAATATTGGAAACGCCACCAGTCGTCTTGAATTCCAGAATGGCATTACTCGTCGAATGCTCTAAACGCGCCGTGCCATCGTACACCGTGAATGGTTTACTCGGATTTACTGTACCTACACCAACGTTACTCGTGTGTGTCACGAAGAGACCATCCGCTCCGACCGAGTTGTTCAGGCCACCGATGACGATACCGTGAACGGGGCCGGCATGACTGTACCCTCGTACGTATCCACCATATCCATCATTCGTATTCAATGAAATACCAGTTTTCGTATTGGTACCAGGACTTTCGAGTTTGAGAACGTCTATATCACCTGTGGAACCTGAATAGATGTGGACGTTGGTGGAGGGTACAGAAGTACCAAAACCAACGAGACCGTCATTTGTAATTCTTGCATATTCTGTCGATGTTCCCTGTACCTTTTGACTAAACACCAATGATGCTTCACCCAATGATTCCAAGATATTCTGTGTCGTCGCACCAGAGGCTGTGAAAATGTTCAAACCACCAAAATTAACTGACTGACCACTGGCGAATTCTAAACCACCATTTACATAGAATCTGGTATCGGCACCTATATCTAAAGCACCTTCGTTATCCAAAGGTATTGCACCGATAACAACCTGACCTGTACGCACGATAGTCATTGCACGCGACACGATACTTGCATTGTCGTCGAGTGCCAACTGGATATCATTCGCAGACAGTGAACCGGACGCGGCTGGGTTATATGTCTGGAATATATGCTCAGGTGCTATCGAGCGTATCCTATCGGGCGCTGCTGTACCACTTTGATCATTACCTTTGAATATGACGAGTTCGGATTTACCAAGAAGAGAATCATAATACTGTTCTTTCATGAATGTATTGCCAAACTCGTCACCGGTTAAACCACCGAAAGAGAGCTTGTTTCCGAGTACGACGTCACCATTGACTTCAAGTTTACCGCGTGGAGTGTCTGTGCCTATACCCACGTCACGCGTACTTCCGTCTATGTATAAACCAACATTCGTCGAATCAGAAACCTGATTAATGTTACGAGTAATTCTGAAATCTCTCGTTCCACTGATACCGGTGGACCAACCACGAGGGTTCGAATCATTTGTCGTTTGTATGTATGACGTAAAGGCATTCCCTTGAGTCGCATCCGTTTGAGCCGCCATGATGGCATCACCCGCTCCACCGGCACCGTGATGGTTGTGAATCATGAGACTGTTTTCGCGTGCGTTACCTATCCCACTACTCACGACTTCAAGGAACGCTTCAGGTACGGTCGACCCAATACCGACGCGACCATCACTCCGAAGTGTGAGAATATCCGTCTCATCGCTATAATCTTCATCCGCAAGATAGATATCTAACTGCGTTTTAGACTTGTTACTCGCAATATTGTGTTTACCTAATTTGAATGTTGCCCGGACAGCTTCATAATTGTTCAAGACACCTTCACGTACGAGTTCAAGTACAGGTTCTTGTGACACGGTATCTTCTGTCTCGACAGAATTTGATATAACAAGAGGAGTGTTGAGATGATCGTATGCAACTCTATGAACTGGTTCGTCATTTATAAACACGGTTCCACCCGATGTATGAAGAAGACCCTTGGGTGTCGTCGTCCCTATACCCACGTTGCTCGTTTCGAGGATCGTCATCTTCGGAGGACCCATCGAGTCACTCGTACCCGCGTAAAAGTTAAGACCCTTACCGGTTCCTACACGTGATTCAATCTTTGTCTGATTTATCAGTGTGTCAGCTTTCGAACGAATGTAATTCGTACTCGTACCCGCGATGACCGCGTTACTTCCATTCACACGAAGGTTACCACCTATCGTGAGTTTTTCAGTCGGAGCTGTGTTTGCGATACCCACACTTCCATCGGAAGCGACACGCATCCGTTCCGTATTTTTCGTTTTTAAAATCACTGTTTGATGACTCGCAGATGTTTTGGCACCATTGATTTCGACTGCGGATATATTTGATGTCTGTGGACCCGCTCGGATACTCACAGTGTTTGAAACGGAGTCACCACCCTGAATATCACCGTGAATGATGACATTCGCCGCTGACGAAATACCAGATTCACCTTCAACTTCGATGAAATCTTGTACCACAATAGACTCTGTGATGAGACGTCCGGTGGCGGTGTTACCGATGACGGTAAGTGTGTTAGAACCAAATGTATTTATGAATACTTTATCACCTATGGACAATGTATCTGACGGGTTTGTATTCGCTATACCCGATGGATCTACACCAGTCGTTTGAATACCATCAGATTCAATCTTGGACGTGACAACCATAGGAATCGCTGCATCCGCATCTAACGTAATAAGATTACCGACGGTGAGACCATTGTCACCGATTCGGAGACCCTCCAAAAAGGCGACACCATTCGCGTACAACACATTTCCAGAAGAAGATGTATCGTCGATGTATACATTCGAACCGACCGATAAAGAATAGGTCGGAGATGTATTCGCGATACCGACGTTATTCTGTGTATACAGTTCACCGAATACATGAAGATTGACAGTATTTGCAGAATCCATCGTGAAGTTTGCGGTTGTTGGTCCACCGGTCGTTCTCGACAGTTTCATAGTATCATCGGCGTGTGTGTACCCGAAGAACACGTTCGATTCTCCATCTTGATCATGCATGAGAACCGCCATATCATATGTCCCATTGTTCCCGTCACCCATGAGAATGACGGCGTTCGACACGACGAGGTTATTCACACTCGTGTATGCAGGAATCTCTGTGATGGCCAAGTTACCCGTGATGTCCACATCTCCGAAAATTTGTAAAAAGCCATCTTTCACGACGACGTTTCCGTTTTCAAATATAGCAACGTTGGCACCCGTCTCGGGAGTAACTTCAGATCCAACCACAAGCTGCGTACCGATCGTCGCATTCGAGGAGAATGTATTTCCGGATACATGTATGACGTTTGAGGCGTTCGCATCGGCGATGAACGCATCACCAACTGTTTTAATCGTACTCGTCGCTAACAAATTTGTCGTCTGTACATTACCTTCAACGGAAACGATGTTATCAAGATTTCGATTGATGACAAACTCATTTTCACCAACTTGAAATTCATTCACAGGATTATCCGTTCCAATACCCACCTGTGTAGCGGTCATACGAAACACATTTGTAAGACCCGTAAACTCTGTACGCTGAACACTAGCCGTGACACTCTCCGTAATGACTAGATTCGCGACTTCGATTTTTTCGGCTGTAATTTCACCGGCATCAATACTCGCGAGACCGCTCAGAACATCCGACTCTCGTGGTGCAGCATCTAGACTCGTCACGAAAACCTGGTCGAATCGGACTGTTCTGCCCATCTATACATTAGTTACCGAATAAAATTCCAGCGAGACCATTACGTATTCTTAGCACGTTATAGTTGACAGCGAACAATGAGATTTCCTGGTTTTCCGGTCGAAGATTACCCTTTTCGACACCATGAATAGACAAGCTTGCATTGTCAATACGACTAAAATTACATGTCCCAGATGGGTTATACTCTGATGCATTGAGACAGAAATGGTACGTGAAATACCTGGTGTTAAACAGTACCTCTGTTTCTGGAACAAACTCAGAATGACCGAAAGATGATTTGTAATAATTCTGTACAGTATGAAAATAGACGGGAGACATTCTTTCAAAAAGATGTGTACCATTGATTTGTAAATCGGCAGTCAAGAATGTGAAACGATCGTTTGCAGAATCTTTACTTAATGCAGATATACCCCAAAATATGGATTTCACGGGATGATTGAATTGAGAAATATCTATCACATTGTAGCCACCCTGATCGGTTAAATTATTCACGACAGTAGTCATTTCTTTCTTGAACGTCTGAACCTGTGTGATGATGAGATCCATGTTTCGTTTTGTGAATGTTTCGCGTTCATCCTTGTCCAGGTAAATGTAGTTTCCGTACACTTTCGCACTCTTCTCGGATGGATCTAGACTGGCGACATTCGCGTCATCAAACGTGACGCGTATCTCAACTTGATGGTGCTGTAGAGCGATGAGAGGTAAAAACGCCTTGTGATCACAGAAAAAGAAGTGGAGGGGAAGGAAC